TCCTATAATTTATCCATTTGTTCTTTAACAGCAACCCAAGTTAATTCTATTGGTCTATCTCCATAAACTGTTTCTTCATTTGCTTTATCACCATTGCTAATCCATTTAACTTTATTAAATTGATCTTCTGTTGAAATTATATCTCCTTCATAAGAATAATTTGCATCAGCTTTTAAAGTTTTAATTGCTCTATAAAATTTATCCATTATGCTCCTATTTCAAATATCATTAATCTTGTTGCATTTGTAAAACTACTATTTCCATAAATTCTTAACTGACCGGAACCATCCGAACCATATTTTGCATAAACTTTTCTACTTGATACGGATCCTTCTTGAAAATAAGCTATCATACATCCCGAACTATCATGACCTTCTGAATTAACTGCAATTCTATCTTTTACTTGTTGTTTAGCTTGTATAGTTCCCGCTGTATCAGTTAGTGTAAGAAAACCAGTAGGAGTTGTTGTTGCCGAATAACCTTGTAGATCGTAATTAAAAGCTAACACCGCTAAAACATAACTATTTGTACTTGATAAAGTAAAATCATCACTTGTAATAAATGTTGTTGTACTTGCGGCAGTTTGTTGTACTGTAGTTGTTAAAACTTTAGTTTGTACTTGTAAAATTTTACCAAAATTACTGGCTGTAACACCTGCACCTAAAGTAAAAGTCTCTCCCGACGTACCAAGAGTCACTGTTCCTGATCCAGATATCGATTGTATGTTTGTTGTTTTAAGTGTTCCCATTATGCTCCTATAATTTTATATCCATAAGCCCAAGTTGTTTTATCTCCAGCTACTAATTGAGGTCCACTACCACTTAATTGTTTCATATAAAATTCAACATAATCTGATGAACCATTCATATCAATAAGACCGGTAACAATAGGAGTATAATCATCTATTGTTGAAGTATCTTGGGCGTAAAAATAATTCGTAAATGCCTCAGATCCATTTTTATAAATTGAAATCCATTCTGCTCTAGGGGCCCCATCACCATTACCCCATTGTGCAGAAAAAAAATATTTTCCAGCAGTTGTTGGAGTAAACCTATAATTGGTAGTTGGATCAAAACAACCATCTGTATCAAATTCTTCAGAATCAAAAGGAATTTTAAACCATGTATTATCACTAATGCCACTTGTTACGTTTCCACTTAGAATTACGGAAAAAGCTGGGGTGTTAGATACTGCAGCCCCACCGCTTTGTAAAGTTCCAGCCACATTAAAAGTTGCGCCTGAAGGTACTGTAACTGTATCTCCTGAAGTTCCTATCTCTAAAGCTGTTCCTGATTGCGGGTCTAGTTTATCTACAAATAATGTTGCCATATTATACTATCGTTAAAGTTCCATTTACTGTAACAGTGCCTGTCATACTAACAGGACCACACAACATCATATTATCTGTTGCTGCAACAGTAATAGAAGTTGATATAGTTGCTAAATTTTCATAGCCACCATTGATTGATTTTATCATTCCGTATTCGATTGAATTTTCTCCAGGCGTTGTAGTTCCTGTAGCTTTACCAATGTAAACTACATAAACATTATTAGTTCCTAAAGGAGGAGCTGCGGTAAAAACTAAACTAGTTCCACCTGTTACTGAATAAGCTGAAAACGGATCCTGACGGACGTTTCCAACAAAAACTGCAATTTCGTTAACATTGCCTACGGATTGAGAAAGTGTAAAAGTTGTATTAGAATTATCGCCGCTGTACTGCGAAGAGTTCATGGTTAATAAATTATTTTTTGGTCTATTTCCTAAATACGCCATGAGTTCTCCTATGTACTTATATCATCTACTGCGCCTACTACCGTGTCTAAAGATGAAGCCGTATCACTTTTTACATAAAGTTGATCGCCAGATGCAAGTACAATCTTACTTCCTCCGTCAATTAATTCTAAAGATCCGCCACTTACTATCGGCGCATTTTTAATTAAGTAGTAATTGCTTCCACCTCTTTCGATATAAGCTTCTACTGTGATTGTTGTTGTTAAAACATTTGCCATTCTCACACTAATTAAACAGTCAATACTGTTAGTAGCACCGCCTAAAGCGTCTACTGCTACTGTTCCTGTTAATCTTGTAATGTAATTTTTAAAATTCTGTGCCATAATTTCCTTATACTAGAGTGCGATTGACATTGCAATCACAAAACCGTTAGTTGCTCCTCCCGATCCACTAGCTGCCGCGGTTAATCTTCCTTTTGCGTCAACTGTTATATCTGCAGTAGTATATGAACCTGCCGACACTGCGGTGTTCGCTAATGTTACTGCTCCACCTGTAGCGATGGTTGCGTCTCCAGACATATCCACTTCTTCAAATGAAGTTCCATCCGCAACTAATATTTTATTAGCTGTGTTGGTTGGTAATTTTAATAACGCACCAACAGTTAAATCTGCTGGTAAAGTTACGTTGCCTGTTGATTCTTCAACAACAGCTTTACTCGCTGGTAAAGTACAAAATACATCTTTAGTTCCAGAACCAAAATTAACTGCAGAAGTATTTCCATCTGAATTAGAAAGAATAGTTGTTCTTTCTAAATTAGTTGAGGTACTTAAAGTTCCATAACCAACTTCCCATTCATCAGGGTTATTAAAAATACAATAGTAAGTAGTATTACTACTTCCAATTCCACTATTAAAAGTTTGATAACCAGTGGCTGCACCCGCTAATGTCCACGTTGTTTGACTCGAGCCAGTTTCAGTACTAGTTTCTTTTACTCTATCGTTTAAAACGAATGCCATTTAATTTCCTTACGTTATACTTAAAATTGCATCAGCTCCTGTACTAACAGTAGGAAACACAACTTTAAAATCTCCGCTCGATGAAGATTTTGATCCACCAAAATCTAGAACAGCAACTAATCTTTGATTAGCCGTTGTACCGCCTGGAGATTGATATTGATACATAACTCCATAAGCTGCAGTAATAGTTGAGGTTGTCCATGTAATTGTGTTTGCTCCACTACCATCTCCTGCAAAGTTTAGATAAATTGATTGAGGTTGTGAACCTGCATTAGCAATCGTAGCTGCACCACATGTTCTGCCGTCTGTAGCGTAGTTTCCTGCCGCCGCAACTTGTCCTGATTCTGCACTAGAATAAACAGTTGCACTTGCTACTGGATAAGCACTAACACTTGTGTAAAGAGCTAAATAGATTGTATCACTTGGAAAATTAAAATTTCCTTTTAATAAATCTTTTTTAAACTCGTATGGTACATAATTTGCCATATTTTTTCTCCTTAATTGGTTCCATAACTTGATGGTGATTTAGATTTTAATTGTTGACGAATCATACCATCTTCATATTCGTCTCTGCGTCTGTAACCGATTTGTTCAGTTGCATACGATGTGAGCGCATTTTGATATTGCGATTGGTAATATTGTACCATATCCTGCGGTCCTTTCAAGTACCCATATGTATTATACAAACAGGCATATAAAAGCAAGTCTTGATATTTATTAGACAAATAAGTCCCATTTGTTGCTGCTGGAGCAGTTGTTGGATTTACTGTATCTGTTAAACTATATGGCTCTCTATTATATGCCAAAGTAATTTTATAATCATCATCAGGAGTAGGAGCTACCACCCAATAAGTTTCATCCCAGTTTCCATAATATTTAGGCATACTTACAGAATTAGTATTAGGAGTTGAATAATACTCCGCCATAAAACTTGGATCTCTTTGTTCTAAAAAAACTTGATTTCCATTTGAATCAGTTAATTGTGCATAATTAATTGATCTTAAATCATCTGGAATGGTTACATATCTATTTCCCACAACTAAATTTGATGTTGCGTAATGAGCATTTTGATCTGTTGGAACCGCTCTTTCAATTCCATTTTCTGCGTTTTGAATAATTCTATCACAAACTGAATCTGTTAAAACAGTTGAACTTACTTCTGTGTATCCTCTCATGTCTGTTCTTAAATTTGATAAAAGATATGCCATCTTATAAACCCTCCAATGTTACTGGTCCGGCGGAACAATTATGTCCACCTCCTTTTACACCACTTGTAGTAGCCGTGTCACCACTTTTAAAATAAAAATAATTAATAGGGTTTGTTAAAGGATCAGATTCTCCAGTAATAGGTGAAATTGTAGTATTTCCTGTTACATTTCCTGATGCATCTATTTTACCTAATGAAATTGTAAAACCACTTGCTGAATCTATATCTGTAACTCCAACAATAGAATTGATGGCCGCAAACTGTTGTAAGTTAAGTGCATCCGCAGGGTTTGCTCCTCCAGGTCCTGAAGTTATAACTTGTGCAGGTCCTCTTAATCTTACCGTAGTTCCCGCTTTTCTTTGATGGTCTTCCGAATAAACATTTACATAAGTGTCTCCACTATAATTAATTACTTCGAAAGGATTATTTTTTAATAAAATTAATTGAGCAGTTGCTTTTCCTTCTACTCGAGGATTTTGTAAAGCTTGTGGATCATTACCAACTGGTTTTGGTTCTAATTGAGGTTGCTTAGGTTCATATTCTGAATAATGAACTAAAGACCCATTCCATTCTCTAACCATTTCAGTATATGGAAATCTCATTCCAGATCTATCTGAAATTGCTAAAGCTTGTTTACCTCTTGCAAAAACTCCCATTATGATAACACTCCATCTCCATAAAATGTTTGTGGAGAAATAAATGTAGATGTTCCTTGGTTATCTGCATCTAATGCTCTTAACATTTCACTTTCATAAATTCTTTCTAATTCAGGTGTTCTTTCAGGAGAAAATTTCATACTTAAAAAATAAGCAAGTCCCGACATCATGCATGGATAAAATCTATTAACTACATCAGAAGTATTTGAATAGGCTCCTGGGTTTTCTATTTGTGCTAAATAATAAAAACAAAATTGATAACTACTTGGTCTAGTTGTGCTTGATACGTCTGAACTTGGTGTAGCATATAAAAATACGCTTGGATTTATTTTTCTTTCTATATAAAATTGAGAAGGTGTTCCTTTTGTTAACTTATTAGGAGTAGCATTATAAGTTGATCTACTAATTTGAGTTAATGCAATATCTTGTGGAGCAGTTGTGGTTGAATTATTTCTATAATAAGCTTCTAATACAGAACTAATATCATTAGGAAAATTTGTTGAATCGGTTGCATAGCTATACTCTGCCTGACCTTCTACTAAAGGTACTTTTGCAAGTTTAACTTTCCATAAATGAACACCTCTATTAGCCCATTCTTGAAACATAATATTTAAAGAACGTCTAGCTGATCTTAATTGATAACCTGTTCTTGTA